CTTTTTTAGCTGCTTCTTCTTGTTTATTAGCGCCGAAAAAACCACCAATACTATTTAATAATGCCGATCCACCCATCAAGCCCAAAGTTATAGGATCCATTTTTTTACCTCTTTTCAATGGCCCCTATTGGACTCTGGTTTTTTTTGTTTATTCTACAATATCGCCTGGCACATCTTCGTCGGGGGGTAATATCGCTGCAACATCGTCTTTGTACCTTTGGACATCTGTATTATATTCATAATGTTTTACAAACGCAATTAAAAACTTTCTTATCATACGTTCCCCGAATTGTTTCAATGTTTCGCCTGATTGTTGTGAATCGTATACCCAAGGCATTTCAGATATTTTAATAGGATTATCCAAAACCCTTATTTCTATGTTTTTATTAGCATATTGTTGGACGGCTGTGACTAATCTAGCCACATAAGCATCTTTAACAGTTATGTTTAATATCACATCAGCCATTTTAACACCTCTTTTCTATGGATTGACTATCATTATATTTAATTTTCCTGATGCTACTTGATTAGCATCATTATTAATTAAACCAACAGTTACGTTTGAATTACTTAAACTATCAATGTAATGCACAACGTTATTAGTTCCTGCTATATTTCTGACTACAATATTATCTATTTGCCAACCGGAAGAATATCCACCTATTCCAATACTGCCAGTAGCATGATTGCTATTTGTAATATCATGAAGTGCAGTACTATTACCATTCAAATATATTTTTATATTTGTTGAATTTGCTATAATTTTACACGCTGTTATATTGGCTGGTGCTGTTTGTACATCAACTTCCGTAGAATTAGCTGGATAATCAAGGCTAGTACTATGAAAAACTTTTGATTCGTTTGCAGATCCAGGAATACATTGATAAGTAAAAGCTCCGTTATTAGCATCTGCCCTTACTTGTATTATAAATCTTCCGCTACCGTAAGATACAACATCAAAATTCAATTCGTAATCAGACCAATTAGCTGCACCAGTACCAGTATATAAAAAACTACCAACCCATGCCCCAGAAGTTACTTTACATTCACCATACATAGCACTATTTGCCCCTGCATTTGCTAAAAATGTCGAAGTGCTGCCAGTAAAATTATAATGTGTCCAATCATAACTCTCCATGTTTGCACCATTAGCATAAGCCTGAAAATTTTCAGAATATAAATTACTTACACTATTATCATAAGTCAAAAACACTTTTGGTGATGCTACATAAACTTGGTTAAATGTATAAGTGTATGTATCGCTACCACTTGCTGCTATATTAAAGGCATTTGAAACGCCGACTTCACCACTTAATAATAAACGCCATGAATTGGCATCGGTATTACTATTTGCCATGTAATAATTATCATTCGTTTGATCTACATAAATAGCGCCAGTAATTCCCGGAGTACTGCTAGGGGTTCCATTTCCAAACTCCGGAATGGGTATATTTAAATCATCTAATGTATCAAGTGCAAGTTGTACACTTGTATCATTTGCAGTTAAATTATTAGAAAAATTAGCCGTATCGGTATATATAGCATTAGCACTATGATCTTGGTCTTGCAAACCAACAAGCCCACCATGGTCAATAGTATTAGATAAAAAATGTATGTTAGCATTAGAAATATGCGTATCTATTTGAGCATGTGTATTATTTCCAATATTGCTTAGATTAACATGATCAATCGTTCCACCATCTCCATTTGAATGAGTATGATTATTACCATTAGTTACTAGGCGATTATCGTTACCTTGGCATATTGTATTTATTGCAGAACCATAAACAGGAGTCAATGTTCTGTTAGCAGATAAATTGCCTCCGCCAGTTAATCCATTGGCCGTATTTATAGACGTTGACTTATCTGCTTTGTTTGCTAGATCAGTAACTAAATTTGTAATTTGAGATTGTGAAATATTAGCTAATGGATCACTACCATTTGCTACATGACTATTTGCATGTGCGCCTGGTACAAAACCACCAGGAATTTGCCAAGTTCCGTCGCCACGATAAAAAAGCGTAGTATTACCAGGGGGGCTTAAAGCTGCATCATTTGCTAATTTTGTAAGCCATTCAACCCATGAAGGGGAATTTATATTCATAAAAGAATTATTAAATATGCTGTTTTTAACTGGTGCTGGTTCCATTATTTAATAACCTCGATATATTGCGCGTTAATAACTTTTTTTACAGGATCACTAATAGAAAATCTAAACACTCTATTTTTAGAATATCCTAATCTACGCCATATCACTTGGTTTTTATACTCCCCAACTTTGCCAAGCGACGAATAAAATTCTTTCCCGAACGTATGACCGCCATCATCTGAAAAAGAAAGGGCTATTTGTGGAACAAATGGTATTTTATATTCAATAGATGAAATGTTGTCTGCATAAGGATTTTCTAAAATTAAAGAAAATTCATAAACCGGATCGATTGAATATACCTCAATATCTGGATATTGAGGCAAAATTAAATTTGCTGGTTGAGTAACTCCATTAGCTGGTGACATAACCGCACTTATTGGAGCATAATGCGGATATATAGTAGCTGTATGCGTTGGCAATTGTAATGTAATTGTATTATTAGCATTATATGTTACTCTATCAGTCCATTCGCTATTTTCCCAATAACCACCGCTTGTTGGCCAATTATTTAAACCAAAATTTAATGCGACCATAAATATCAAAGGCAAAGGATTTGAAAATACAACGTCTGTTTCAGATAAATAAGTATTAATTACTTCGACCCCATTAACAGTTAACACAACATTAGTACTTGATGTGTCATTTGTAGTAAAAATAGAATAGGCATTATTCCTATCAAAATAATCGCTTGATAATCCAACTTCGCAGTCAAGTTGTAATTTTGAAATAAAAATATTATCTAAACTTTCGCTATCATATAAATGATTACAAATTCTAGTGCTTACTATAGGTTCATTGTTGTCAGTATAAACATTTGATGATAACTCCATAATATAATTATTTCTATAATCAGAAACAAAATGACGTCCTTTAAATTTGCAATAACCTTCGCTTAAATGACGGTTTATTTTATATGGATCATCTGAATAAGTAGACCATTCATGCCATAATTTAGTAGTTGTATCATATGCCCAAGTTACATTCTCACCTGGAAAAGTTAAAACATAAAACTCGTGTCCTTCCATTGTATAAGTATAAGAAAAAGCATCGTCAATTACATTATATTTACTAATTTTATATGTTATTGGTACAGGTGATACAACTTCAACGCCATAACCAGATGCCTTACAAACTCCTATAAATTCAGATTGATTGTTATTCCTGATTGTTCCTAACCAATAAATAGTATTGTTGCATTGCGACACTGAATATTTTGCAGCACAGCCATAATCAACAACACCACCGGAAACACGAGCAAAAGGGCTTGTACTATTCCCTGTTTGATACCAAACTTCTGTAGAATATTCACCTAACAACCACAATTCACCGTGATTGTTAAATATAGAAACTAAATCATCAGGTGAGCTTTCGGCCGTTGCGAAATTGGCAGCATCCCATGTTGTTCCGTCTAACAAATCCGACCATCTAAAACGACCGCCACTTCCGAGATCAGCTACAAAATATCCGCCTATAAAGCAATTGATGCTTGATGCTATATCAACAGTTGTTGTATTGCTATTTGCTACATCATAGCAATAAGTTTTTACACCATCAGAAAATAATAATTGATCTCCACCTGTAGGACTAAGTCCATTATCAGAATAAATAACACGACCTGTAGAGGTGCTTAAATTGCTTCCTAGTGGTCCTGATATATTTCTATTTATATCAACGGAATAAAGCGAATCATTAGCACAATAGTACATAAGATCATTAAAAGCGTGCATACCGCCCCTAACATTATCAGCTACACTTTGCCAATAACTACAACCAGGAGTTCCGATTAAAGCAACTACACTTTTACTGTCTTGTGATTCTATTTCTGGATAAAAGTTTATACACCGGCTAGAATTAATGCTTTTTGATCTTCCCTCATATCCTGGGCCTATAATATTAAGTTTACTCATTGCAATCACCATAAGAATCAAAATTTATAGATCCAGGTAATCCCAAACTTTTAGGAATAACTTTTTGTCTTGCATTTAAAGAGGCAATTAATGATTTGCTTTCTTGTGCTGCACTCGCAACCATTGGAGGTATTTGTTTACCATATTCTGCACACAACTCAAGAGCTAAATTATAAATCAAAGCCTTTTTATAAAACGCTGGGAATGTTACATTGCTTGTTAATGACGAAAATTCAGTTAATCCTTTATCGGATGTTATATAAAACGTATAAGACGCATCAGAGACAGGATATAAATAAATAGTTCCTGTCTGATTTGCTTGCTGCGTTGTTCCCGGATCATAAAATAATCTGTTTGGCCTTCCTGTTGTTGTTTTATCTGTGATATTGTCATATTCTTTTCTATTGATCACCGTTACGTCATAATCTGAATTACCATCACGAATAAAACCAGATACTATGCTATTAGGTTTTTCAGTGTTCCAAGTTTGGTTTGCGCCAATAGATATATTGCTAGTATTTGCTGATATATTAGAACTTTCTTGAGTTCGTGCAAGTGTCATATTGTTGTCAATAGACCATTCGCTAATAATACAATTAAGCATGTCTAACGCGTCTTGCGCTTCTTCTGCTGTTGGAGTTGCGCCAGCTGCTAAAATATTAACTCGAAGCATTGCTTTATTGATTATATCTCTCACCGTTGTAATAGCCATTGTTAGCCCTCTTTCTTAGGACGGCCACGGCCTTTCTTTTTTGTTTCTTCGGTGGCCTCTGGTTCATTTTCTATAAACTCGGCCTCTGGTGTTTCAACTACAACGGGCACTGCTTCATTTTCGTCAATTTTAACCTCATAGTCATAGTTTTGCAATAATTTTTTAAGCCTATCAACTTCATCTAAGTGATAAGTTATTTTTTTAGCGATAACTTCTTTTGAGTCAATAGGATTGTATACAGTCGTCCATCCTTGGCGACACCAAAATTGTTCCTCGTCTTTATTATTAATAATTTTTTGATCTTTTAATACTATGTGATAAATCATTTTAGGAAATTCTTGTGACATTATAAATTTTCTCCTATTGACATATTTAAAATATTCCAATCTTCTGACATAATATCCGTTTGACTTGCCAACCACGGGCACCTTTTACCGTCAGGATATTCAATATATAAATATGGCAAATTCATTTTACTATTTTCATTTGGAAATTGAGCATAAACCTTAAGGCCTTTACCATTCCATCCGCTTCGTTGAATTGCATCCCCTTTTTTTACTGCTTCCAATGCTGTACTAAAGCTAAAATTCATTTTTATACCTCTTCTTTAAAATTTTTATTTACTATTCCGGCTTTTTTAGCTGAATTAATAAAACTTATTGCGTCCTTTATATTGCTAACATGTGTTACAATTAAATCAACACCATCACAAAAAATACTTATTTCATAACCTCGTTCAAAACATTCATTACATCTGTATGGTTTTATATTCCAAGTTAGTCCGTCATTTTCTAGAGATTTTATATCAATCATTATTTTATCCATTCACTTTGTAAATAAGGCGTATTAAACCCTTTGCTATTTAACACTAAAAACATCCCATACCGATCGGCTATGTTCTGCCTGTATTCCATGTCTTTATAAGTTGCCGTCTGTCTGTTATCTTTACCAATGCCAGAATTATATATTTCGTACTTTCCACGCTTTAACTTTGGTGAATTATCCTTTAACTTATCAAGCCATTTTTGGCTTATATCATCTCTGCCATCAACACTGTAACGCTTTTTCAATGGCATAGCACACCCGCATTTAATGCAGTATTTTTCCATCTGTTCTTTGTAGTCTTTTGGTATCTTTTTCCACCATCCTGGCTCCACATCCCAAGCGCATAAAGGTTTATAATTATCCATAACCATAGACAAAGATGCTGCAACCTCACAGAAAAAAGCACCGTGTGGATTAATTGAAGCTGACCAATACTTCTGCACCCAGCATTCATTGATTAATAACCATCGCTCGTGCTCGTCAATTGGTAAATCTTCAGATTCAACTAGTATAGGGCCATGAAGCACATCTTCTCTTGTGTGGTCATTTAAAAATATATTGCCGAATGTCTTGGCAATCACTTCTCTGTAATTTTGTTTACCATCTGGAAAACATGTCCACAACCCTAATCTTTCTGGCGGTATCTTACTCACCATATATTCACACATCTTTTCAAAATCAGGATGATATAAAGGTTCGCCACCCATCATTCCAACCATGTTAGGAAAATCAACCAACGAATCAACAGCTTTTTTAAAATATTCAAATTCCATGAAGTATGGTTTGGCGTGATGACCACATAACCGAGTACAATTACTGCATGAGTTTGGACAATAGTTAGTGATCTCAATCTGTATTGTATCAAGTTCTACTAATGGACGCATTATTTCACACCTAGTTTTTCTTTAGGCGTTACTTTAACATCAATGTCCATATTAACACGCATATTTTCAGCAATAAATTGACCTGCTTCCAATGTACCTAGAAAATCAGCTATTTTTACCCCTTCAGTTAATGAATTGATTGCATTAGCAGCAACTTGTTTTGCTTGGCAATCAGGCATACGAGCAATAACAGACATTAAAACATCTTTTTTAATATTAACTTTCACATCGTCAAACTTTTTATATTTAACATCAATTCCCCAAGAATTAATAACATCAATCAAACGCTTTCCACAAGGGATAACACTTGCAAAATCAGACCAATCAAGGGTTTTATCTTTTCGGTAATTAATCTGATTAATCATGTTATAAATATCTTGTTGTCTTTCATCATTTGCTAACGCATCAGCAGCCCAAATGAGCAATGTTTTTTTCATATAAAATACTTTTCTGTCAACATCGCTTCTATACTCATGCCAATGACTATTCAACAAATTAACACACATCATTTCCTTGATTTCAGATAACAATACATGCTTGAAACTAAAACGGGCAATATTATTAGACACGATAAAATCATCAATTAAATGCTCTGGCTCAATTACTGTTCCTAATTCTGCTACGGTAGGTGTAATGTATTTTATTAGTTCTTCTTTAGTATATTTTTTAAGCAATTCATCATTCCATAAATCACGACACCAATCAGAACCGTGCATACACCAATTACCTTTGCCTATTTGACGACCATCTTTTTTGAAATAATTCCAGGCATCACGAAAGCGAATATGTACAAAGTCAGTACCATTAGAAATGGTAGTGCTTTTATCAACCACTTCAGTCGGATCATACATATCAGGATGGATCAAAGCGTCAGCATCATAAAAGATGGACCACTCGTCACCATTTTTTTCTGCTCGTTCTTTAATTTGGAATTTTTCACATGGTATAGGAAAATCAGGATACTTTCTATCGGTAATTACTTCAAAATCTGCGCCAATCTTTTCAGCATACCGCTTCATTAATGGCATTGTTAACTTCATCATTTCAGGAGCGTAATCACCAACATTCAACGTGTAAAGCGTCTTTTTCATATTACCTCTTGTTCTCATGCCCTGTCGGCACTTTATTTGTGGCCGTCTCTCCGGCCAGTCACACCACTTCTTTTAAGCAGGTGTCGCATAACTAGCTTAACCAAACAACTTACAAACCAACTCTGGCCTAACCAATTTCCAACCATACATAACATCGAAACGCATGGTATGACTATCTGTTGACCCGTCTGAATAAATCCACATACGCATTGATACGCCATCATATACAGACCGTTTGCTAATACCGGTGTTAAACGGTTCGATCAGATCGGCAGTACCAAGAACGAATGCATCTTTATGATAAGCAACGTTGACTTTGGTCAATGTGCTTGCATTACCGATAAATGTTAAAGCTGCACCATTGGCAGGCAATGCATTAACAGTACCATTGCCAACATTAGCGGCAGCAGCAACAATAGCAGGCAATACATTTACAGTGGCAGCACCATTGGCATCTGCGTTAGCATTTGCCTGAACGGTAAATTGCTGTAAATGACCTGTTGATTGCTGGTTTTCAGGATTGACACTATATACATTGGCAATAGTGAAAGAATCACCAGCAATAAAGGTTGTGTTTGCTGTTAGGTTTGAAAGAATAAGATTAGCGCCAGTCTGGTTAGCGCCGTTAACAGTTGCGTTACCTGCACGAGTACCAGTTGTGAAAGTGCCGATGTTTTCGTCTTCTGTCCAATTGAAACCATAAACAGGAGCGCCTGACATCATACCCTTTTTGTACTGGGAGCTAATCTGACCGCTTGGATTAAACAACGCGATCGAGTTAATCATTGCATTTTCAGCAGCAGATGAATCAACGCACATTGTACGCATGTTATCCTGAGGACAATTGAAACGGTTCAATACACTCCGACAAGTAACAAAATTGTTAACTGTAGAGTTAGCACTTGGAGTTGTACCAGGAGTACCAACAGAGTTATATGCCAGTTTAGCCAATGCCAAACCTTGCAAGTCTATTTCAGTTGCAATGCGTGACATAGCAGGAGCTAGCTTTTGCTGACTCCATTCAGTGAACTTATCAATGTCGGTCGTCATTTCATTTGAACCAAAATTGAAAGCTACTTGTGCTCTGTTAGCAATCTGCAATGTTACATTACTTTCTGTATAGTTCTGTGCTGCTACATTTGCAGTATTAGACACATACGGTCTAATCGGCATCCGTAACCGCAAAGTATCACCAATTTTAGCACCAGTCTGACCAAAAGAAGAGTCGTACTGAGTATTTACACCACGAGAAAAGCCACGATTAACACTGAGCAGCCTCTGCGCTTCTTTTGTAACCATATTTGCGTATTCAATAGTATTTGTAGCCATTTTTTAATTCCTATCCTCTACCACTACCCACCGTATAATCGCTTGTTCATAAAGTCGTTATATTCTTTCTGACTCATTTCAGCAGGGCTTTTCTTAATAGCTCCGCTTCCACTTGTTGCAACAGGCGTTATCGGATCGGGTGCAGTAGATATTTTTTTAGTTTGTTTTGTTTGAGCAGGCATTGACAGCCTCGCTTCTATTTTACCAATCTCTCGATACATTGCAGAGCCACCAAGCGTCTTGAGCCGTCTAACTTCAGCAGGATTGTCAGAAAGAAACTCCATAATTTTTAGACCATCTTCGCTTGTTGCTATCTCGTCTAATATATCTCGGCGATCAGCAAGCTGGACAGCATCCAATTTATAAAATTTCTCTGGATCATTTTCATAAAGTTCAGCAACTTTTTGGCTGAAGTTTTGTTTAGCAGAATAAACAGAAGCCTGTTGGCTTTGCAACTTTGATTCTTCCCTAAATTCTGCTTTAGCAACTTCAATCAAGTATTTATTTTGTGCATTTTGAAAGCTTTGCCAATCTTCATAGTCGTCTAAGTTTGGAGCTTTCAATCCTTGATCTTGTTGTATTTGTTGCGTTGATTGCCTTTGCCCTTGTTCTGCTAAACTTCTGTAATAATCCCTTTCTTGTTCTGCTTGTTTTGCACGGCCTACAAGCGTTTTAATACGCTTCTCCGCTCCTGACTCTTTTTTGCTTCCGTTATTTCCACTCGGTTCCGTTCCGCTATCGCCATCGGTATTTTGTGGATCATCGGTTGCAGATTCTTGCGGGTCGGTAGGATTCCCGCTATTATCTACCACTTCTTGTGCAGGTGTCGGGTCTGCTTCTTGTTCGACAGTCGAGTTTTCTTGTGTCTCGATCACTTCGTCAGTCATTTTATTGACCTCCTATTTAAAATAAAAAAGGCCGACAAACAATAACGCTTAAACGTTACTATCCACCGGCCTCTTTTGGGCACTAACTTATAATAATATTATTATATTACTATTATAAAATTAATCAACTCTTTTCTATCAGCTTACACTCATTCCCTAATTCAATAATAAATTCAGTATTACATTTGTGACATTTTGTCTGTACTTGTGCATTTCCACAATAAAAAAACATTAAACGCTTATTACAATTACGCCATTCGCCGTTAACTAACACTTGTTTATTACATCGTATTTCAATCATTGACGCATACCTTGATTAACTGTTTTGTTTATATCGTTCATGGTTTTAGCTATAGTTGTTTGATTAGTAATTTTTGCTTTTTCCAAATCAATTTGAGCGTCAAGTATTTGCCTCTGTTGTTTGACCATTTCAGTTTTTAAGCGTTGTTCTTCAACTTTGGACTTGGCCTCTTGATTTCTGCGCTCAAGCATGAGTATTTCGGCTTGCATCTGTTGTTCGGGTGATGGTTGTGGTGGTGGTGGTGGTTGTTCGCCTGGTTTTGGTTTAAGCACGCCATACGGCAACATTTTACGGATAGCCTCTGCATATTCATCTGCACCGTCCATATCCATGTTTTTAGCAGCATAATACAATGTTACCAATCCCGTTTGGCTTTGTGCTTGAATAGCAAGCCCCATTAATTCAATATAACGCTGAGCTGCTTCTATGCGTTGCGTCTGATATGCCGGACCAGTTGATACATAGACGTTATATTTTCCTTTGGCCAAATTATTAAAATCAGATTCCAAACCTTCTTTGCTTATTTGTTTTTTCAAACTTTCAACATTAACACCGCCATATTTTTCAGGGTCATTTTTAAACGCTTCCATTGCTTTACCGGCAGTAGTATTAACAGGCATAAAGTCTTGACTGTCATCATCATTACGCATCTCAATATCACGCTCTGTATCAATTACTTCAGGCAACATTGAAACTATAATTTTTCCAGCATAAGCAACAGCTTTTGTCAAATTATCATAATAAACAAAATTACTAACTTGAGAAGGAGTTTGACGTGCATTAATAGCAGCGCCAGATAACTCACGACCACTATCTCCTAGGTCGGTATCATACATACCAATAGAACCCTTAACATTTTCTTCTGCCTGTGCTAACTGTGATAATATTGCCGTTGGTGGTGTATCTGGTTGCTGTAGTTGTGGACGTCCTAAACGTGGATCAAGATTAAATAAAAAGTAAGGAACGTTATCATTACTAGAAAATTGTTTTTCAAATCCTTTCACTTCATCAGGTGTAAGCATATACTTAGCTTTTGGAGCGAGTGCAACCATTTCAGCGGCAGCAGTGTACCAATAATCAGCCATTCTGGCAGCGTCTATACCATCGTATATCAATCCACGGTAATATTTGACGTTATCAATGTTACGCATCTCACCACCACAAAAAACAACAGGTATATATTTACCGGGAATAGTTTTAATGTCTGATAATATCTCGCTACCTGTACACGTCAACCATTTTACCCGACATTTTTCAACATCACGATCTTTAACTATTTTAGGCACTTCATAAAGCATTGGCTGGCCGTATGGATCAAATTCAGGCGTCATATTGCGCTCATTGATAGAGTTGATCATTTCTTCAGCTTCAGATTTTTCCATTGTGTCACCGTTGGAAAGTTTAACTTTTTTTACAGTATAATATTCTTTAAAATAATACTCGGTAATAATTACTTGATCATCTACAGTCCAATATCCCATAGTACTATCAATCTGATCTGTTGGAATATCAACTTTAGGATATTTGCGTTTAAATTCTGACTTTGACATTGTGGTGGTTATAAAAACATACTCGGCATCTTCAAAGTTTGGCTTTTTAGAATTAGGATCAATTAATACGCACAACGGATTTTCTATTGTTTCCATGCATATGTCTTGTTCAAAATCATCATCGTCTTTGTAATATGTCAATATACGCATGGCAGCAAGACCGCCCTCAACTATCTGGGTAGTCATGTAATCATAAATAGACTCAGCGGTAGAGTTATATTCTATGTCCTTGATTTTACCTTTGATTGCTTTTGCTGTTTGAAAATCAGCGTCTTTACTGCCAGGTGTGACATTGATTGATATTTTATTAAGCCGTATTTCACCAACCAGTTTTTTAGCATATTTGTTAACTACTTTCATAGTCAAACACGCTTGGTTACGTCTTGAACGCTTTTCTTGTTCTGCTGTATCCCAATGACCGCTTTTACCTTCTAAAAATTCAAGCGAGTTTTTAAACCGTCTAAAGTTCTCATCCCAGAAGTCAATGGCTATTTTATAGTTTTCTCGTATAGTGCGTAGCAACTCATCTTTTTTCATTGGCAAACACCGCCTTAATCTGTTAGTTCGTCTTCTTTAGTTTTTTTATTTTGAAATTCTTCTGTTATTATTTCTGTTTTTAAAACGTCGTTTTCTATTGACCAACGCATAACGCATTCACCATATAGCAAAATATCGCTAACTATTTTTTGATAATCAACTTGTCTTTCATAAAAATCAATTAGTTTTTTCTTTGTGTTTTCCATCTCATCACATCCCAACTGAATTATAATACTGTTCCGCTGTCATAGCTGTCGTGCGTTCTTTGTAACCAATTGCAAAAGTTCTAAAGCTGTCTGCTGAATGAGAAGTCCAATCATGTAGCGGATGGTTTTGCAATTTCTTTTTAGTGTCGTCATACTCGGCACGGTAGGATTCTAGCGCAATTAGTCCTTGATTGCAATTATTTTCGTCAAAATAACACTTGGCCAACGTCAACCGGCATTGCTGGATATGCTGCATAACTGTAATAGTATCTTTAGCGCGTTCAACTATTTTAATCGGTTCAACTCCTAAGTTTTCTAGTATTTGTTTAGGAGACCTTGCGCCTTCAACAAATTTTCTGTGGTCTGCATCATGCGGCAAATAATGATCACCATAATTATACTTTTTCTCTTTTAGTATTTTGGCATAATGATCTGGCCCCTCTGCTACATTCTCATAATAATCAATAAAATAAAAACACGGACCTATAACCTGGAAAAACCAAATAGAAGTGGAATCATCAACGCCTAAATCCCATGCAGTATAAACCTCAAAAGCTGGATCGTATGGCACCTTAGTGATACGCTTTTCTTCTCTTGCTTTAGCTAGTTGTTTAGCATAGAAAGCGCCGAGTTGTGCAGAATCAAATGAACACATATACTCTTGATTAAATAAAGCTTCACCAAGTTCGGCACCCCATAATTGACTATATTCTGATTTTATGTTTTCTAATTGTTGTGGTGTAAATACAGGACTGTCTTTTGCGGTTATTAACTCAGCGAACCAATTAGGATCATTCTTGGCTTTTAGATACATTGTCTTTCCGTGATTGTTACCACGAGGAGTATATATAAAAATAGCCCATCCGTCATTTTGCTCTAAGATAGGTGCTATGTACGCCCATGCCATAGGATTACTGATTGAATACTCAGACATAACAATACCTAACGGTTGCGAACCGACATACTGGTTATAATTGTCTGATCCTACCAATTGCCAAGTTGAGCCGTTTTTAAATTCAATCTTCATTTCGTTTTCAAGTGTTCGCTTGCGTAACTCTTTAGGGAATGCTTCATCTATTCTTTTTTGACCAGTTTTTGGATTAACCGCCGACCAAATAACTTTACGCGCCTGTTCATATTTTGGGAGCATGTGCCAATAATTGCCAACGCGTTCAATTAATGCTGTAGCTGTGAAATGCAATGAGCAATCATCTTTCCCCCAGCGCCTATGTGCCACCATCACAGCACGTTTACCACCGTCCCACATGTATTCCATTAGTGGATATTGGTCATCTCTTCGCTTCCAGTTATTAGGTAATTCTATTCGCATGTCATACTCAATAAGTTTTTTTAAATTTTTTTTCAAAATATTTTTTTGAGTTATTTTCTCTATAAAGTTTTTTAACATCATCAGATTGCCAATATTCTTTAGTATTTACATCCATTATAGTTAGCTTCCCACTCCAACCAGAACCAGTGTCTATATTCCAAAGTCCGTTAACATTAAAAGGCAAGCTGTCTTCGGTTTCGGTGTGACCAATAAATATTTCTTTATATGGTGAAGTTTTGCAGCGTTTGAATTTGACAGCGTCCTTATATAACGACCTATCCCATAAAACATAATCTCTTGTTTGGGGAGTTTTTATTTTTTTCAAATCAATTCCACCATGTACAAAAACACGACGGTTATAATCAACATATAACAATCTATAATCATTCAAAAATTTAATATATTTATCTAGTTCAACATTTTCAAATGATTTTAATGTTGCACGACCTCCCTGCTTTAACCAAACATCAGGAGTTAACCCATATCTGCAATATTGCAAAAACCATTCATCGTGATTGCCTAAAATAAAAATACAATTTGCTATTTTTATTAATTCATCAATGCACTCTTTGACAAATGGCCAACCGTCGCATACATCACCCAAAATAATAAGTTCGTCATTTTTATAATCAATATTTGATTTTTTCAAACATTGTTTTAACGCCTTAATATTTCCGTGTATATCGCCAATTACGAAAGTTTTCATTTTAAAAACTCTTGTTTGAAAATTTCAATTATTTTATTCATCTCATCATCTTTTATTTTTTGTTTTGTCCTAGCCTCTAAATATCCGTTACCATCTGTTAAAATTATTATATTTTTATCCTCAGCATATTTATACAATTTTGTTTTCTTTTTCATAATCAAAACTTTTTGATTATGACTTCGATATTTCCGTCGACGTTAGCATCAATTGTTTCCTTAGGCCTGCCTAACTTTCTATCCCATAAATACTTAAGCATGGCAGTATCGCCTTTTATAGCGTTTTTGTATGTATGTTCTGCTATCTGTTCCCACCGCGTCTTTTTGTCGCCTTCAGGAACTTGGTTTAGATAATGGTCTAAAATATTTGAAATAGTTTCTTCTTTTTTTGGCGGTCCTTTTGGATTGCCAGATTGACCAGGTTTAAAAGATGTTCTTGATTTTCCCATAATTATTCCCTGCCAACTCCCTGTTGTTACAAATCTGTAATAATATTATCCTTTAGTTTCTTTTTTGTCAACATTTGTTTTGACATTTGCTTTCTCTTTCTTTCCAAATATCCTATCCCAGTCTTCAGCTTTAATTTGTATATGATTATCTCTTGGCATTATTTTACCTAATTTCTAAATTTATAATTAAAACCACAATTAGGGCATTTAATTATATCTTCTAATTCTTTTAATCTTTCAACTAAGTTTATAAAATGATTATGTTTTTCTAAATTTTTACCATAAACTCCATGTTTGGATAAATATGCCATAAATCTGGTTTTTGTAAGTTTGGCTAAATTTTCATAATAATTTAATCTTTCCAAATAATCGTCTTCGTTTTCAAAATCCATTTGTTTTAAATCTTCATCATT